AACGGACAGATTGTTTCATATCAGCCCATAAAAAACCTGTCATCAATCCAACAGCAATATAATCCTAATAATATTGTCAGCCTTCAAGACACCTCGGATAGGTATTTTGCTAACTTTTCTATAAAATTAGAAACAAGCCTAATAGAAGAGGGCGAGGGCAGCGGTCCAGATGGAGCATACATCTTTATAGATTCAGACGGAGAACTTGTAGTAGAATTAGTAAATGTCGATCCAGATCAGCAGATGGAAGTGGAAATCAGTCAAAGTGGTACAATATATGAGGCGAGCATATAAATATGATAACTAATACTGGTAAAAACATAATTGGCAAGTATCTGCTTGGTCAGGCTCCTGCCTATGCCTCTTATATAGCCGTTGGTTGCGGTCCACAGCCTCTAGCAACTGGAGATGCATATGGAGACTATTCAGCAAAACAAAACCTTGATTTTGAGATGTTTCGTGTTCCTATTTCGTCGAGGGGATTTGTAACAGAAGATAGCGTAACAAAACTAGTATTAACAGCAGAGCTACCATCAGAAGAAAGATATGAAATAAGCGAGATTGGAATATACTCTGCAGGAGCAAACCCATCTGCTGGCGCTTTTGATAGTAAGAGTATTTTTGGTTTTACTACAAATGAGGGATGGCAACATTACACTCAAACATCTACAATTGCTATAACTTCTTATCCAGATCCACTAGATGATCCTGCTGATGACAATATTATTTCTGTTACAGATCCTGTATTTTCTACTAATGCTGACAATGCTATATTTTTTAAAGCGGGCAGAGATGAAAAATATGAAAGATGCAGGTTTTTTAATAATATTATTATGCTTGAGGGAGATACCTCAACTCTAACAGCATCTGCAACCTCTGCATATGAAATTAATGCTCCAGCACAATACATCGGCTTGACTGGCTTGGGCAGCATAGTTGATTTTACAAAAAATGCACCTACAGATGAGCTAAGATTTGCTTTTTCTTTAATAAATAAAGACGGTGATTCTGGTACCTCTCCAGATAAAGTAAAAATTTTAATAGATTTTTCTGCTCCATCTAGCCAGTTTGCTAGATTTAAGATAGAGGCAGAAGATGGTGTGGGAGTTTTTGATTTTGATGAGAACAGATATTATGTTGTTACTAAACAACTTCAGCAACTAGTAAAAACAAACGCATTTACTTGGGACGCTGTAAATATTGTAAAAATTTATGCATCTGTTGAGGTTGCTGGCACTCCAAGCGCTGACTACTATGTGGCAGTTGACGCATTAAGATTAGAAAATGTTGCTACACTTAATCCACTTTATGGTTTAACTGGATATACCGTAATAAAAAATACAGATGCAGAAGCCGTTGTCAAGTCTCCAAATACCAGCAATTATGTTGAATTTAGATTTAGCCTGGGAGTCACATAATGGCAAATAAAATATTAAGAATTCCAAAAAAACAGTTACCACCCGTACAATCAGACAACAAGTATTCTGTTAGATTCAGGTTAATATCAGAAGATAAAAACAGAATATCTCATTGGTCACCAATATTTGTAATTGATTCTACAGCACCAACAAGCGTTCAGGGCGGAGTTGTTGTTAATGGATCAATTGTTACAGCGGTTTGGGGAGATGAAGAGGATAGACCAGAATATGACGTTTTTGTTAAGTTTGATGGAGGATCGTATGCCTATCATGGAACAACTCCAATACACTCTTATTCATTTTTAAAGGGTGCAGCCACCAGTAATGTCAGAGTTCTTGTTCAAATATCTGGTGCAGACAAAGAAGTTAATGCTGCTCTTGATATTTTTGAGTCAAACATAACATCACTGGTATAATTGAAATAAAGGAGAACAATGGCAAAAGTACCACTTCCAGAACGGGGTCAGCCGCTAGATGTAACTTATATTTATCAATTGGCTGAAACAATTAATGATGTAGCAACACAGGTATCTTCTGCTACTTATAATTTTACAACTATTGATACTGTTAGTGCAGGAAAACAAAATGTTAAAACCTCTGAGGCTAGAATAATTGGAGGCTTCGTAGAGGTAGCAAACAACTCGACAGTCTCTGCAGGTAACGAAAAAACCTTTGCATACGACTTTCCTTCAGATTTTAAGTTTGCTCCAATTGCAACCGCTACAGCCGTAAACATTGGAAATACTCCAGCGGGACAAAATGTTACGGTCATTTTGAAATCAATTACAACTTCAAGAGTTGAAGGAGTTGTTAGATTTGGTGCATCTGGAGATCTTTCATTAATAGTAAATATAATTATTGTTGGAATTCCAAACTAAGGGGAAATGTTGGTTCTTCGTTGCATAAGGTGCAATGGCAGAATGTTTGTTGACAGACAGTATTCTAGTCAGGTACACTTAGAGATATATTGTTTGACCTGTGGTAATCGAAGATTTTTTCATCCCCCGTCAAGCAGCAAGGAGGGTTCATGGCTTATGGTCCAAGAAATATCGAGAGCAAAGACTATAATAACAAGCCTGTAATTAAGGGAAACAAAAAAATATGGTTTCTTAATGGTGATCTTGTTAGATATCATCATAGTTCACGCTCTACAGGAATGGTTACTGTCTACAACATTACCAAAGACAGATTAGAGACTTGCTTAAGATACGACTTTAGAAAGAATAGACTTAGAGCTTTTACTGTAGCAGAAACCGCACAACTTGTCAATAGGCACAGAAAATATTTTCCTTCATTAATTAAAAAAGGCATAGTTCCTGCTCCGACAGGGGCAAAGCCTAATGGTGAGCGTGGCTGGCAAATACGAGCATATTATTCAGAATCTCAGGTTAAAGAAATACGTGATATTCTTGCAAGTTATCACTTGGGAAGACCAAGAAAAGATAAATTAATTACAAATGGTATTACGCCAACAAAACAAGAGTTGACACGAAGAATTGGCGATGGTATACTTACATATACAAAAACAGAAGACGGAAGGTTTATTCCAGTCTGGTCAGAAAAGATATAGTCCTTGGGAGGGATAATGGAAAACGATAACACAAAAGTATCAGTAACGCTTGGATACACGCTCAATCTTGGTAACTTTGAGTCATTAAGAGTTGATTTGGGTGTTGTAGAAAATATTCGTAATGAAGAAAACGTAGAAGAAGCAATGAACCGTGTTTACGATTTTGTTGAGAGCAAGGTTGTTGAAAAGGTTAATGAGGCAAGGGCAGAGCTGGTAACACAATAACATGGCTGATCGCAAAGACCGTATGGCTTTGCTCAGTCGGTATAACAAGCTGCATTTGCAAAGATACGAAACAAAGTCTACGCTTAATCGCAATATTGAGCAATGGGCTGCTGATGCACTAATAGAGTCTTATGGCATATCAGAATGTTACGATCTATTAGAGTATTATTTTCAAATATCTAAAAATCCGTCTTGGAGTAATTTTGCTTACAATGCAGAAGATTTACTTCGTGGTAAAATGAGTATAGAACAAGATATAAAAGAACGTCAAGAGCGCAGACAAAAGGCTAAGGAATGGTTAAGTGATTAATACAGAGTCTAAATTAATTTGTGCAGTTCTTAACGATAAGCAGATTCACGTTTTGCTTCAAGCCAATGTTGAAAATATTATGCGTACTCATACAGACGTGTGGCATTTTGTTCGTAGGTACGCTGAAACAAATGGCTCTGTTCCACCAGTTTCATTGGTAGTTGAAAAATTTAGAGACTTCGTACCAGAGAAAGACATTGGCGGAACAAAGCATCACCTAGAAGAATTACAAGTCGAATACCTAAATGAAAGCATAAAAGATATCTTAAGATCTGCAGCCTCAGAGGTGCAGGCTGGTAATGGCACCGCTGCGCTAAATGACCTAATAACAAAAACATCAGAACTAAAGAAAAACACATCTACAATTCGTGATATTGATGCAACAGATATTCAGTCTGCAATTGCATACTTTGAAAATGTCCGTAAGGAACAAGCGTTAGGTAAGATAGGTATCAGGACTGGTCTGCCAGGATTTGACAATTATCTCCCATCAGGAATCATGCCAGGTCAACTTGGTATCTTTCTTGCCTACCCAGGAATAGGTAAATCATGGCTGTCTTTGTATTTTGCAGTGCAGGCATGGAAACAGGGCAAGACACCGCTTATCATAAGCCTTGAAATGTCAGAGGTAGAAGTTCGTAATCGTGTGTATGCAATTATGGGAGAGGGTTTGTGGTCGCATCGCAAACTTAGTAACGGCGAAGTAGAAACAGAAATGCTAGAGAAATGGCACAAGGATAGGCTTGAGGGTAAGCCACACTTTCATATTATTTCTAATGACAGCGGTGGGGAAATCACCCCATCTGTTATTCGTGGCAAGGTAGATCAATACAAACCAGACTTTGTTATTGTTGACTATCTGCAACTTATGAGTCCAAACCAAAAATCTGACAATGAGACGGTACGCATGAAAAGCCTATCTCGTGAATTAAAGCTAATGTCAATTAGCGAAGAAGTTCCTATTGTTGCTATATCTTCTGCTACACCTGATGATGTTACTAATCTAAATACCGTGCCGACTCTAGGTCAAACTGCTTGGTCAAGGCAGATTGCCTATGATGCTGACTGGGTTTTGGCACTAGGAAGAGCAGCCAATAGCGATGTTATTGAGTGTGCATTTAGAAAGAATCGCAATGGCTTTATGGGAGACTTCTTAGTGCAGGTTGATTTTGATAAGGGTTATTATAGGTATAAAGATTTTGAGGCAAATAATGTTTGATGAGTCATATACAGAGGAGCAGGTGGAAAGAGTTATTAATGGCGTTGGCATTGAGATTGCCTCACAAACGGAAAGTAACTTTATGATATTCTGTCCGTTTCACAATAACTCTCGTACTCCAGCAGGAACAGTTTCTAAGGAAAAGGGTTTGTTCTTTTGTTTTGGTTGTCAAACCAGCAAAACTCTTGTTGATTTTGTCATGTCTGTATCTAATAGAACATATTTTGAGTCTGTCAGGTACATAAAACAAAAAGATGC